CCACTTACTGGTGCATTTGTAGATCCAGAACCAATGACTCCAGCAACAACTCCAACAGCGGTAGCCCCTGTAGTAGCACAGCCACCCCCACCACCAGTTAAAACCGCACCAATAGATACTGTCTTATTTGATGATGAAGGTATGTCAATTGAGGTAATGACAGACCTTATTTTTGAAAACATTGGTGGACATGAGTTAATAAATATTGCTCGTAATGATATTGTAAATGGGCAACAGGTTTCTTATCAACCTATAAAAAACTTATCATCAATACAACAACAATATAATCCAAACAACATTCTAAGTCTACAGGCAACTTCTGATAAATACTTTGCAAATTTTTCAATTAAACTTGAAAACAAAATACCTCAACCTGGAACTGGACCCAATGGAGCACATGTTTATTTAGATAATAACACAGGAAATATGATTATTGAGGCTATCAATCTTGAAGTTGATGAACAAATTGAGGTAGAAATAACCACAAGTGGTACAATATATGAAGCGGAATTTGGAGAAATAACCTCTTGATAACTAACACTGGTAAGACTATTATTGGTAAGTATATGCTTGGTCAAGCCCCTGCCTATGCTTCATTTTTGGCTGTTGGCTGTGGTCCTACCCCGCTAGAAACTGGCGATGTAGCGGATAACTTTGCAACAAAAGAAAACCTTGATTTTGAAATGTTTCGTGTTCCAATTTCATCTAGAGGTTTTGTAAATGAGGGTGGTATAAATAAAATTGTATTAACAGCAGAACTACCAACAGAAGAAAGATACGAGATATCTGAAGTAGGTTTATATTCTGCAGGCTCAAACCCATCTGCTGGCGCTTATGACAGCAAGACAGTGTTTGCATTTACTACTGGAGAAAACTGGCAACATCATACCGCTTCCGCAGCAACAGCAATTGATACTGTTACCGCACCGTTAGATGATCCAGAAGATGATAATGTGATTGCAGTAGCAGATTCTGTTTTTCAAACAAATGCTGATAACTCAATTTTTTATAAATCTTCTCGTGCAAACAGGTATGAAAGATGCAGATTTTTAAATAACGTAATTTTAATTCAAGGAGATGACTCAGATCTTACAGTAAGCGAAGATAGTGGTCCGACTCTTGATCACTTTGTAATTGAAGAAGGATCAAACCATATTCATTTAACTGGAGCGAATATTGATTTTACAAGAAACTCTCCAATAGATGAACTTAGGTTGGCATTTTCTTTAATAAGTAAAAATGGAAACTCCAGTGCAATTCCAGAAACAATTAGAATTTTAGTTGACTTTGCATCAACAGATACTACTACTGGAGAGTTTGCAAGGTTTGAAGCAGAAATTAATCATGGAAGTTCTGGTAATCTAGAAAACTCTATTGCAGATTTTGAAACAAACAGATATTTTGTAATATCAAAGCAACTACAAGAACTTTATACAAGTGCAAATTTTACTTGGGATGCCGTAACTGTAGTTAAAATATATGCATGTGTTATTGATAGTGGAGTACCTTCAGAAAATTACTACATAGCCTTAGATGCAATGAGACTAGAAAATATTGCTACAGTTAATCCGCTTTATGGCTTAACTGGATATTCAATTATTAAAAATGACAATGCAGAAACAATTGTTAAGTCTCCTAATACTAGCAACTATGTTGAGTTTAGATTTTCAATTGGTGTAACCTAATGGCTGTTAAAAAAGCAATTGTTCCAAAAGAATCTTTGCCACCAGTTGACTCAGAAACCGCAGGGTATGTTGTAAGATATAGAATTATCTCTGAAGATAAAAACAGAACCTCTCACTGGTCTCCAACATTTGTTACAAATGCAGTTCCTACAGAAACGGTTAGTGGTGCTTTATCTATAACATCATCTATTATTACCGCTGTTTGGGATGATGAACTAAATAGACCAGCATATGACATATTTGTAAAATTTGATGCTGGATCTTTTGCTTATCATGGAACAAGCCCAATACACACATATTCATTTTTAAATACAGGAACAACTTCAGTTCATGTAAAAATACAAATAGCATCATCAGTAAAAGAAGTAAAAGAATCGTTAGTTATCTTCGACTCTGGCGTAGAGTCTTTGGTATAATTAAATAGGAGGAATAAATGGCAAAAGTACCGTTACCAGAGCGTGGTCAACCTTTAGATGTTCCATACATCTATAAGTTAGTTGATACAGTAAATCAGTTATCTACAGAGGTTTCTTCAGCAACCTATAACTATACAACAGTTGATACAGTTAGTGCTGGAAAGCAAAGCGTAAAGACATCTGAGGTCCGTATGATAGGTGGCTATGTAGAAGTAGCAAACAACTCTACTGTTACCGCAGCATCTGAAAAATCTTTTTCCTATGACTTTCCTAGTGACTTTAAATATCAACCAATAGCAACAGCAACTCCAGTAAATATAGGAAATACTCCTGCTGGACAAAATGTAAGCGTTATTTTAAAAACAGTAACAACATCAAAGGTAGAGGGGGTTGTTAGATTTGGTGCCTCTGGTGACTTATCTTTAGCCGTTAATTTAATAATTATTGGCATTCCAAATTAAAAATAAGGATGGGGTATGATTTTTTGTAAAAAATGTAATGGTCGCATGTTTGTTGACAGACAATATAGCAGTGTAGATCATTTAGAAACATTTTGTATGTTGTGCGGTTCACGTAATTTTTTTCATCCTCCATCAGAAAGTGGGCAAGGTAGATGGATACTGCAAAGGGAAAAATCCAGAGCCAACAATACAATAACGACCCTGTAATAAAGGGTAGTAAAAAACTCTGGTTTTTAAACGGAGATTTGGTGCGCTTATATCATAGTTCTCGTTCTACTGGAATGGTTACGTTTTATAATATTACTAAAGATAGACTTGAAACTTGTCTTCGTACAGACTTTAGAAAAAATAGACAAAGAGCATACACAGTTGCAGAGACTGCTAAATTAGTTAATCGTCATAGAAAGTATATGCCAAAATTAATTAAAAATGGAATTATACCACCACCAATTGGAGCAAGAGTAAATGGTCAAAGAGGTTGGCAAATAAGATCTTATTACTCAGAAGAGCACATAAAAGAGATACGTGCTATACTGGGATCTAGACATATGGGGCAGCCCAGAAAAGACGGATTAATAACAAATAATAGTATTCCTACAAGCCAAGAGTTGACAAGGCGAATGGGTGACGGTATACTTACATATACGAAGACTGAAGATGGAAGATTTATTCCTGTTTGGTCAGAGAATATTTAAATTCAAGAATAGGTGGGGTAATGGAAAACGAAAATACAAAAGTATCAATAACACTTGGCTATACTCTTAACTTAGGCAATTTCCAGTCATTAAGACTTGATCTTGGCGTAGTTGACTCTAAGCGTGAAGGTGAAAACACAGAGCAGGCTTTTGAGAGAGTATATAAGTTTGTTGAAGATAAACTAACAGAAAAAATTAAAGAGGCTCAATCAGAGGCTGCTGAACTAGAGTAATGGCTGAACGCAAAGACCGTATGGCTTTGCTTAGCAGATATAGCAAGTTGCATACCGCAAAGTATGAGCAAAAGCCATCTTTAAATTTAAACGTAGAGCAGTGGTCCGCTGACTCCCTTATACAGTCGTATGGTATTTCTGCTTGTTATGATTTACTTGAATATTATTTTAGTATTGCACAAGAACCTAGTTGGAACTATTTTGCTTATAATGCAGAAAAAATTCTTAATGGTAAACTAGATGTAGAAAAAGATATTAAAGAAAGAACTGAGAGAAGAACACTAGCAAGAAGGTGGTTAAGTGAATAATACAGAAGCAAGAGTTATTTCAGCGGTATTACAAGATAAACAAATGCATGTATTATTACAAGCCAACGTAGAAAACCTTCTTAGAACCCATAACGATGTATGGAACTTTATTCGTTTATATTTTGATAATAATGGATCTATTCCACCAGCATCTTTAGTTGTAGAAAAATTTAGAGACTTTGTTCCAGTAGAAGGTGTTGGAGCAACAAAACATCACCTTGAAGAATTACAAACCGAATATTTAAATGATAGTCTAAAAGACATCTTAAGAACAGCAGCAGGTGAAGTGCAAGGTGGCAATGGCACAGAAGCACTTAATGGACTTATTACAAAAACCTCTGAATTAAAGAAAAATACTTCTGCTATTCGTGATATTGATGCTACGGATCTTGATTCTGCCCTTGCATATTTTGAAAAGATTCAGGAACAAAAATTAACTGGTCAGGTTGGAATTAAAACAGGCTTACCAGGATTTGACAATTATCTTCCTTCTGGAATTATGCCAGGACAACTTGGTGTGTTTCTTGCTTATCCAGGAATTGGAAAGTCTTGGCTTGCTCTTTATTTTGCAGTTCAAGCATGGAAGCAAGGCAAGTCTCCATTAGTAATATCTTTAGAAATGTCTGAGACTGAAGTTCGTAATCGTGTATTTGCAATTATGGGTGAGGGCATTTGGTCTCATCGCAAACTAAGCAATGGTGAAGTAGAACTTGATATG